GCCAGTAAGACATCCGAGTAGTGCAATGGATTTTCTCCCCTTCCACTTGGATAAATGGTACTTTCCTGCTGACCGCAGTTCTGAAGTTATGACACAAATAAAAATTTTCCCAACCGAAGTCAAGAGTAAAAAGTTTGTACCAATTATTAACTCAGACCTACGGTCACCGATTCAAGTTTAACCGCTTGAACCGTCGTGGGGGCCATTCCCACGCCTTTGTCGGTGATTGTTCTTTTCGGCTAGCACAATTCTAAGCTATATTTTCTGAAGGGGTGTCTATCCCCACGGGGCCATCAACAATGGTCCCCATATTTGTCGATTGTTCTTTTCTGCTAGCACAATTCTAAGCTATATTTTCTGAAGGGGTGTCTATCCCCACAGGGCCATCAATGATGGTCCCCGATTTTATTGATTGTTCTTTCCTGTTAGCACAATTCTAAGCTATATTTTTAAAAAGGGTTTCTATCCCTTATGGTTGGTCGTCAATAATGTTATTGATGACAGGGTATTGGGTCTCCACATAAAATATAGGAGGACCTAAATACCAAAAGCAAGTAAAATCTTCAGCGGCAGCATTATATAATGGACACCACTGATTGTTAGAACTACTTGACTTCTCCTGTAATTGCAAGCACCAGCTAGTAGTAAACTTGTCGACACTAGATTCTTGAGTAGTGTCATTTCTCTTTGCTGGAATGAATCTATATTCCGAGTAATATGGTAATTCCGCCGAAAGTACAGGATTAACTTCGGCAGTAAACATAGCCGCGCCATCAAAAGAATCATGGATACGATTATACAATCTACTCAAACCATTTCCGTCATTGTCGGGTAATGGTACAGCTACGTTGGTGACATTTCTATAATCCTTATGCCTAGTAACTATACCACTAACGCAAATTGCACTCGAAGTAAGTTTAGGCGTTGCATCAAATGCGTACCTCATCCCTCCTCGCATTGCTGCATATGCGCTCGAAACATACCTAACTGGAGTCATAAATACACAAGTGTATCCTCCAAGAGGTAAAGAAGCGGTGGGTGGACCATATGACACTGGTTCTGAAGTATAACCAGGCATTAACGGCATGTGAGGTCTAGTGTATGTTGCCAAATAAAAACCTGAACTATCGTCTGGTGGAGGTAAATACTCATAAATGGAATACCTCTTAAGAATTTGCCTAAAAGACCCTACTGCTTCTCCAAAATGAAACAATGAAGATGGATCGTCTATAGGTATTTTATTAGCCATGTGAGTCACCGACATATCCTTTGTTGGAGCAATTTTCTCTTGCTCAGCTGCTTGTGGTTCTACTTCGACAACAGATGAACTAGAAAATTTAGTCAACCGCAATTGGCGTATGTATTCTTGTGTAGGAACACATACTTCAAAATCATCAAGCATCCTAACGAAAACATTAACATTAATGTCATTATTAATAGTTGAGTTAGGAACAGTCAATTCATTAACGACGTACACAGAAATAGTACCATTGCCATAATTAACTGATGATGATGTATATCCAAGAGATGATGTACCATGTAAAGGACCTTCTAATCCACGGTGTTGTCTCCATGTAGTTGCTTGACCCCAGCCAACATCTATGGTGAAATCCGTCTCTTCACTAATATCTATAATAGTAGTATATGCAGTATTGTATTCTGCGTCACCAATTCCCCCTTCTGGGTCATATACAACCTTCAAGCGACCTTTGTGATAACCAGAAGACACAACCATAAACCTGAATCGCATGCTACCACGCCAATACTTAAAGGGCATAACAGCAAAAGCAGGTGCAGGAAAGTGTCGCTCTCCTTGTACAGTTTTCCTGTGCACAGAAGGATCTACAACACATTGCCACAATAAAGTCTCAGTTGCAGCACCAATGTCCCATGGATATTCTGCAAGGTATGATTCTTTCTGTGATACGTGTGTAATAGTCATTTGATCGTCTGGACTCAAACCTACAGTACGTGGATCACAAGATAATTCTTGCTTAATGTCAAGGGATAATTTATTAGCATCATTGTTAACATTAGTGTTTGCCAGATTAGTTTTGGCAATCGGTCGAAACATGGATATATCCGTCATCACAGGCGAACTATAACCAAATAATGTAGCTATTGCACCTACGGCTTGTGACCCTATTTCAGTTGCTCTAGCGAATGGTCCGATTACAGGTATATTTGTCAAATGACCTGCCATCTTAGCCACTGCCCCAGCAATACGGGACACAGGTTTAGTACCATATTCATCAGTATGGGGTATTACTTCCAAAGCTTGAGGCGATATAGCACCGGGTTCTACTTGAGTGGGTATAGAAAAGTGAACATTATCAGCCCATGCAAACACGCTTATTGTAACATCATCAGTTGCACCATTGGCATGCTTTAAATTTTGCAAAGAATGTGCAACTAGATCTCCCATTTGATCCCATTCCTGTGCTACAATGTCTATTAAATTCTTATAATAGAAGAAAGGTAATTTCATCTCACCACCTTCTGACGTTGTAGGATTAAGCCAAATGTGAGGCCTTTGCGAAGCAGCAACAACATCTGCTTCTATAAATGATCTGTCAACAGTCATTTGATCTTGTTTATGTAACGGATTATAAGACACTATACATCTCCCATAGTGAAATGCATTGCCATTTAGAATGATCTTAATGTGTAAATCTGCTCTCATCAACTTGTAATTTGCAATACGATTAATAACACGTTTATTATTAAAATACAATTTCCAAGGATCAATTCGGAAAAACAAAGAATTTCCCACACTCCATTGTTTTTCATAAATTTTCAAAGGACGTGAAAAGAAATTATCTAAAGTAGCATCAACATTTAAAGGTTGAGTACGCAAAGGGTCGTCCCATGCCGTATAATCAATCATGTGACCCGAATTAGCATCTGAAAATGTTACATTTTCTTGTGTATCAGTTGTTTCTGTTTTTTCTTCCTCCGAATGCGGCTCAATATCATTTAATTGAGCAGCATCGACTTCTTCACTTGCAAGTACTTCTTTACGGCCATCTTTAAAGAGTGCGTATAAAATATATACTACAATTGAACCAAAGGCACCCCACAGAGGAGAGGAACCTTCTTGTCGCGCACAATCCAGTGCTTGTGGCCTTACTATGCCACCATTTGCTGTCCAGGCACTTCCTGGATAAGTCCGCTTAAGACACGGAAACTTATATGTAAAATAAAAATTAGGTAATATGTAAAACTTTTATGCATTAGTACAAAATGCAAACGTGCTAACGTAAAATGTAATATATGTAAATATAAAAATGTAAAGTATAAAGCCTTTTATGTACTATTTATGGTATCCGATATATTTTACAAATACTTTTTCTTCCACTCGTCGACTCTTTCTTCAAAACTGAAATTAACCGCTGGTGGAGTAAATTGAAGAACATTGGCACATAATTCCTTCATTAAGGCCTGATCGTGATCATATTCTTCTTTCCCATGAGCAAATAATTCATGCATATACGTCTGTACACATGAAGCTGCTACTTGTATTTCGTCCTCACTACTCGATCTTAAATTAGCTAATAAGGGTTTATACATTGATTCCTTACATAGTGCTCCTAATCGACAGTCGATTTCAGGTATATACTGGGACTTGCGTTTAAGAAAATCTGCATCTTCGACATCCATGTCGTCAAAAACATCATCCGTTTTATTGGGATTAGTTATTTTCATACCATGTTGTGCCAAAAATTCTTTAAACGTCGAAAAGTTAAAACGTTTACGATATTCTTTTTTAACACTACCTATAAAATCATCGCCATATGTCAAAGCTGCAACTGCGGCTCTGAAATCCTTTACCTCGGGACAAGCTTCGAAAAATCCCATCCTTACGTAAATAGAATTGGCAATATCGTTTATATTAACAGTAATGTTGTTCCCTGAAGTATTCATATTGTAAGCCATAATCATAGTACCATTATAGTCAATCAAAGGGTGAATAATGTCTGCTATCATCACATTCATCATCTCCAGGTCGTGTGGTGTGTAACTACATACCTCCGCTATGTCAATAAAAGATTGTAAAACTGCATAAGTCATTTGGGAATTCATCCGTACATCGTATTTCGAATAATCCCAAGCCACAACTCTTTTATCGTCTGCAAATTTTTCAGCATGTGACATTAACGCATCCCACTGAGGGGAAAAAGCGTTAACACCAACAGCCGATTCTGAAAGTTCGGGACAAAGTGATAAAACCCTTGCAATAGGTAGAAACCATCTTCTAATACCAAAACTTAAGGCAATTGCAACAGCTTGAAAAACTCTAACCTTATTTGAATCATGCTTAGTAGGTTCATCTTTTAAAGATGCTGAGCAAACAGGATAAGCTCTCTCACCTCGTTCCCAACAAGCTAAACAACGTTTGTATTCTGCTATAATTTCAGGGGAAGGCGTTCGATCTACAAGTAAACCATCAACTTCAACATCTGTAAAATACTTGCTCTTTGCACCAAATAAAGGAAATCCTGTGCTGGTATTCATAACCAAAGGGTCCAAGAAACGTTTACCAGGTACTCCCATGACAATTTCCTGCATAGACAACGGTCGTACACTGTCTTTTGCATTAATTGTTTTTGCAAATTCCAAAATTGGATTAATCCAATCTTGCCTAGCTCGTAACATTTTCGAAGGTACAAATATTTCAGAAGGATTGATAATATGCTCGAGAGTAGCATTATAAGCTTCCCAATTGGGTTGCAATTTAGGCTCTCCCCAGCAATTTTCAATTTTAAACAATCTTTCAGTCTCCTTACGTAAAATCGAAGGAATAACTTTACTACGTGTCGAAGCACGTAATCGAGTAGATCCTAAAACGTCAATAGCAGCAGTTTCATCCAATGCAATAATAAATTTTGAATTTGGGTGAACGCGCGTTGAATCTATAATTCGCGTGCCATATTGTGTATTAGGAAGTTCTGTTGCCGTAGCTATTCCACGTATGCCAGGAAGTTTTAGAAGTTTAGTTCTTAGTTCATTTGCCATGTTTTGTGTGACAGTCATTGAAACTCCAACTTGTTTTTCCTTAATTCCTCCAATGTGAAAACCTGCTACAACGGGTTGTTTTCCTTCAGTAACAAGAATTCCCATACAAGATCCGGTGGTAGCCTTTGTAGTTGTGTAGCAACCACCCATCATTGTCTTAAACTTATGTCCATACTTACCATGTTCAACTGTAAATTTTTCGTGGTCAATCCTAGCATTTTTATCACGCACCATTAACGTGCAAATTGATATTCCTTTCGGTTGTGCAAGAGGTAAAAATTTCTTAATTTTAGTAGTAATATCGGGACAACGCTCTACAAAACATTCAACCATATCTATCTCATCGATACATACAGTATTAAAATCTAGTTGAGCGGTGAACTTAAATTTACTTGTCTTCTTGTTTTCACTTCGAAAGACAACTCCTTGTACATAATCCACACGTTTCTTAGTCATATCAGACTGCGGATAAAAGACGTGTAATGGAAACCAAACATACCCTTTTTCCGGATAAATGATGTTGCAACTAGTCGTAGAACCATCTGATCGTGTAAAATCACACCATCCCAAGTTCTTTTCTCCTGTTTTTAACACCTGTGCTGGAATAGCACCTGTAACTGAAGATTTAGTTATAACACCTATTTGTTTCATCAAATGTCCAAACCAACCGGGTTGATTATCAATATCCTCGGGCGTCAAAGATTGTGGGTTCGTTTTCAATCGGTTTTCATTCCACATTTTGATAAGTTTCACTCCCAAAGTCAGAGTTGCTGCAAACAACACACTTTTAGGAAATTTACCATCTCGTATCTTCTTAGCATAGGCGGGTAAGGCATCTCTCTTTTGGAGATATGCTTCTTGAATTTTCTTAACTCTTACCTGGTGCATATAATAACCTGCTAGTACAGTAAACCATGAAGCGGCAACACCTGTACACGTGGCTAGTTTGTTTTTCTTATATAAGCCGGAGCCTAATAAAGATAAACTAGCAAATCCACAAAATCTCATAGGTCTGCGTACATCATAATATGCTGCAGCGCTCTGCCATGCATATACTGAACGTTGAAAAGCTGCCGTTTTAAATAACCATTGTGGGGTTATGGCAACTAACAAAGGTGTTCCCTTATTATTCATCTCACATTGAATTTCTTTTGCAAGTTGAGCGGTAGCCATTTTCCTTACAGGCATAAAACCAACAACCCTATTAATAAGATCTACGGGCCTTGTCCACGATTTAATATAACTATTCATTGCTTTACGGCTCGCATCAACCAATACTTCTGATAAAATATCTACAGCATGTGGTACAATAGGGGTTGTAATACATTTGCAATACTCAGGAAACTTCTTACACGTCTTGCAAAATTTAGCCTGAGCTGAATTCTTAGACTTTGTAATAAGACTATCTTGGGCATCTTTATGATCTTTCGATAATTGTATAATAACATCCAAATAATCTTCCAAACCTAATTTTTCACAAACAATCTTTCGTCCATCATCAAGGAATACAGTCATAGGTACAAACTTATAAGCAGTCTTGTTAGGACTTACTTCATACGTCTCAATCTCTTCAATTTTCAACTCCCAAATATCTTGAACCAAACTAGTTGATTTCCTAATATCTGGATGTTGCTTATTAAGCATTGTAGTACCGGGTTTACAGTATTCTTCTTTGATTTTTACTTCAACATGAATAAATCTACGCAAAATGGATTCTGGACAATTGCTATACTCGCGTGCACCTAAATCTTTAATATTTGCTGTTATAATACCAACTTTAAAATCGATAAAAACAACACCTTTTTCGTTGAGCTCAGCCTTAATAGCCTGTGCAGCAACATTATTAAAAAATTTAATAATCACGCTTGTATGCGGGTTATCTTTCTGAAAATCTGATTTTGTGTTATTCAAATCATCCATAAAAACTCCTAAAATATCTGAAGTGTAAGTGGATTGGTATTTGTCAGACATATCCATAGTCGAAATCCTTGAATCATCTACTTCACCGTCATCACTTACAAAACCCATCGCAGCTAGTGCTTGAGTCATAGTAATTTTTCCTAAAGTAGTTTTACCTACTCCAGTAGCTCCATGTAAAGAAAATCCTAAAGGTTGGAAACGAATGTCAGTATTTTTCCTTTTTGCTGACAATCTTTCCAAAATAGCCACTAAATCTGAGTACCGTTTTTGTAACCACAAAGCAGTTGGTCCATTGTTCTTTGCCTTTTTCATAATACAGGTGCGTTTATAAACAGAATTTAATCTTTTTTCAAAAGCACCTAAATCATCAATATTACCTGCTAAAGCAGCATCAGCCTTAGCCAACACATAATCGCAGTCATTATTGTATTCTGCCACTTTTTGGTCAGAATATAAAAGGGGAGCAATAGAACGAGTTTCAAAACATCTCCAGCCGGTTTCACTTATCCATACAAAAGTTTTAACAATTGCGTCAATAACGTCAACGGCTTTTAATTGTTCCTTTGCTGCTTCCAAGGAAATAAGTTGTAATCCCATTGGACTCCATTCAATTTTCTTGGTAGTACAAACAGCTAACGACATAACTGCAGAAATCAAATAGGAAATCTTGTTAAAGATAGTGTTCGTCTTTAACATTTCCCAACTGTCGAGTACAGATCGACCAGTCCAATTTCTTTTGGATGATTCCTGTTCCGTAGCATGAGGATTAACATCTTCATCACCACATACAGTAGTAACTTCGTTTATAATCCTATACAAATCCATAAGTATACTCTTTTTATTAGAGTACATTTTAGCAAATGCAGCGGCAGCCATGAAAACTTGCATAAAACTGCAGGCTTTATTCATTTGATAACCTAAAATCACAAGATTTTCCAAATGACCTAACCATTCGCCAATTTCAACGCCTTCTCCAACATCAGCTGCAAAAGAATCTACATCGTGAACTGAACTTAATAGTCCAGCAAGTTTTGCATCAGATTTGTCAAAAGCATCTACATCAGCTACAATATGAGCCATAGCATTCCTTTCAATAGTAATACTTGGCAATTGTGATCTAAATTCAATTAATCTTTCCGCACATGATGATTCATCAATTTCTTCATCAGATGATTCATAATTATAATCGCATACGGAGCCTGTCGGTGAACGTTCCCAAGGCATTGCGTTTGCTTCCCAATCTTCTTTAGATGAGTATTTACACAATGGGTCATGTCGAACTGGTACACCGGTTTCACTCCATACAGCTAAATGATCAGGTACGCGTTCCATATCGTCTTCATATATTACAGGGCCATCCCTGGAATAATCTCTTAATGAAAAAATAGATTCCGTGTGATCGTAATCATCTGGTTCTTCTTGAGCATGAGGTTTCACGTTGTCTAGTGAAATACCTGCTTTACTCGTGCATGCTTTACGTTTACGTTTATGTTCTACGAACTTACGCTTACGTTCTTCACGCACATTTTTTCGTCCTTTCTTATGTTTAACATAAAGGCGACGATTCATTTCCTTTGTATCGTTCAAATCATTCGAGACATCTGTCTCGTGAGGTTCTGTGACACCTCCAAACATTAAATTTGTAGTAGTTTTAGTAACTAGGTTTTGAAACTCCAATCTTTTGACAGACCGGAGGATCTGGGTAGTCAAGCCAGATAAATTATACAATTTGGTGGTACGGATGCTAAAGGACATCCTATTTTTGTGGGTTCCAATGTGGTGCTAAATAGGTTATAGCGCAGGGCAGCGCGTAAACGTATAGTCGGGAAGGCATCAGCCTCTCCTCCCCTTAATCCCATCTCGGTATCATCTACCATCGGCGTAGGAAAACCGATTATTACTTTTACCAATCACACAACTTTCCCAGGGTTGTGTAAAATTTCTATAATAAAAGAATAATTTTTGTAAACATAAACATTTAACAAATATTAGTAATTATATTAAAATATTAGAGCAATCTGCTGTCACTCCTTTACTCGGTCAAAAAATATACATAGCCTAAAATCAAATAATCTCCAAAACATCTTCTCTCACTGTAGAGAGCCGCCTCGGCGAAGATTATCATAGCTGAAATTAGTCGTAGCATTTCATCGCTAAGTAATATTAAAACAAAAAATACTAAATGTTATGATAAAGTGGTTAATGCTTACGCACTAATCTATACAAATATGAAGGTCAAATTACGTCTCCTCGGAAACAACTATAATGAAGTATTTGCTTCTTTTCCAGGTGCTGAGCCATCTCCATATAAAATGGAGTATTATCAAACACAAGTTTTAGAAAATAAAATCAATACAGATTTTGTTCTATATGCATAGAAATAGTTGGTGGATACAATATCCACCAATGAAGTAGTTTTTTACCCATAAAACTGGGAAGTGTATCTCTCACTCGAAAAAGTCGTCATATGGCAATTAAGGAGTGTCATATTCATGTATGTCACTCAATAGTAAACATTAACATGTAATGAACACAATTAAATCGACAAGTCTAATAGTACGTCTATAAAGACGTACTACCA